AGCCCTTGGCATTAAGTCAATCATAACTTCATCTTTTAAGCTAGCTTTCTCATTTTTTGTAAGTTTCCTACTCAAAGCTTGCTCTTGTTTATCAATTTTTTCTAATAAAGTTTGTTTAATGACGGGCTCTGGTAATATTTTGGTTTCTTTTTTTATACGTAATAATAAATGTCCTTGCATATTGACAATAAAATCATTTTGATTATTATCGTTATAAGGTGAAACCCAACCCATTTTTATTGTGTCGAAGCTGTCACATGGCGTAAACAGGTGAGATTTAATTGCTTTTTCAATAACATCTTTGTTGAATAAACTGTCATTATTCAACTCATAAACTATTGCATTTTTAAAGAATATATTCATATTATTACTCCAATAAAAAACCGCCTAGTTGGCGGTTGCTTTCTTGAACGGGTCGGGTTTACCCAATTTTTCGGCTAGTTCACTGATGCAGTCTCGGGCTTGTTGTTTGTATTCTGTGGCGTAGTCATCATGGTATTTTCTATCAACAGCATCTGCAAATTCTGAATATGTCCCAGCAAAACAACCCGTTGCAATTAAGAAATCATTGTTTGCCCAAAATGCAAATATTGTTCTGTTATAATGACCGCAATTATCGCGGTATGAGACATTTTCGATTTTATGCGCATCTAAATAAACAGAACAATCATCATAAATCGTCAGATTAGACGGTAGACGGGTCACATTTGTTTTTTTCAAATTCAGAACATATCCCACGTTTAAATTTTCAGGTAGTTGAATTTCAACACCAGAATAATTACAAATCAACCCAACCTCAAAATCTGTATTTTCAGGAATAGAAATTTGCTCCACATCATCAAATTCGCTAATAATTAAACTACCCTGAACTACCACAGCCCCGAACTGAATATCATAATAGATATCGAGACTATCTAATAACTCTAAAAATTTTTCCATAATTAAATCCTGGTACTGATGTTAGGCTACATCTTGAAACGCCATCCGCTTGTGTATCGCTCGAACTTTTACAACATCATCCGCGCAATATTCAGCAACCTGTTTCAGTTTGCCTTCTTGCACAAAATCCCAAACTTTTGAACCGTCAATTTCATCACCTTTAGTTGGAATACCCAGAGACAGGCACACCTCGTTGAGCGATACGTAATTGCGTTTTCCAGCCCATTCTGTCATGGTGTCAAATATGTACATATTGTTATATGATTTACTATTCAGCGGTAAAAATGATGGTGGTTTTATTCCTAAAACTATAGCGCGCTGATAAATGAATCTCAGGTCGAAATTTTCGATATTGTGACCAATAAAATGAGGTGTAATATCTGCACTAGGTCTATAACATTCGATTAATTCGTTAAAAAATGTCTTTAAAATGTCGCCTTCAGATGTTGCCCAATCATCAAAATAGATTGTTCTAACATCATTGTCGTTAATCGCGTAGCCAATACAAACTATTTGACCAAAACCACCATTTAATGCAGTTTTTCGATACGCTAAAACTTTGTTTTCTTCAATCCACGCGTCGATCGTCTCTTGTTTTTTGTAATTTGCTGGAGGTGTTAAATTTGTCTGTACGTGATTTTTTAGGCGTTCTGATTGGGTTGGTATAGTTTCGATATCAAAATAGATGTTAAACTGTCTCATTTTCTTTCTCCGTAAATTTTTCTTTTAATTTGTCATAAATGCTTTTTGCTTCTTCTTGCCCAGGAAAACCAGCCAAATTTTTATATGCCGTTTGAAATGCGATTTTTAGCTCATTAATATTTTGAGCATTGTTTGCTTTTTCTTTGAAGTTGTTTAGCTCTGCCATCTCTTTGGGTACACCATCATTTAGCCATTCCAGTAATTGTTCACCAGTTTGAGATGTTATCTTGAATATGTTCCCATCAAATAGACGCGTTCTGTCTTTTGTTGCGGTTGCATTGTGATTAATATCAATATCAAACATTACCGTAAACTCGTATTCCATTCCGTCACGTTGAACTGGAGCTAGACCGACCTTTTTGGGTGCTTGTTTACCATTACCGTCACTTTGCAAAATGTAATCCTGCTTGCTTCTCATTGTAGCAATGATATGACACGGGCTTGCTAGCATAGCGTTTACTAACGAATTGTGTTCAGGCGTAACAAATCTCCATGCAGAATAACTGTTGTTTTTACCGCTTTCGGCGATTTTGCCTTGCTTATCGAGAAGCCCACCATCTCCTGCCCACGCATGGGATAGGCTATCTATTATGATTACGTCATAATTTGCTTGCTCAAACGCTTTGATGGATTGTAGGTATTTATCGATAGTGTAGGGCGCTTCAATCTGTATAATGTCGTAATCACCTAAATCAGCATATAAATCACCGCTACCGTGCTCGGTGTCGATTAAACCAATTTTTTGACCCAAACCAAACGATAACAATAAAGACGAGTATGTTTTACCCGCGCCACTTGGCGCAGCTATACCTAATCTTAATTTCGCTTTTTTCCTAACTGCCTTTCTAATCTCTACCATATAATTCCTCCATCATGTGCGTGTCATTTTCTTGTTTTTGAATTTGTAAATTAGCTAATTTTGTTAAATCAACCCTGTGAGCTTCTGCTATATCAACTATTATTCGCTCTTGAATTGACAGTAACTGATAAATCTCTTCCCATTTCATGTAATCACCTCGACGCCACATCTAGCATCCAGCTAAACAATATAAATAACCCTATAAAAAATAGACTCAGGGCAGAAAAAAGGGCGTACATTTTGTCGCCCTTAGTCAATTTCTCATGTCGGTTTGTAACGCGTGTATTACAGCCGACATAATCAGTAGGTAATGTTTTCATTTATACCCCCTCTGGTCGTTCGGTTAATGATGTCTCCCAGTTAATACCGTCTGTATTTATATTGAGCGGGCAATCCGAAACATTAAAATCGGTATCCCAACCCCTGCCACTCTTGGTGGGTTTTCTTTCATAAAGGCAAATTGCCCCACATTCGTCCATAGCGGCATACTGCCATTTTTTATCGATAAAACTCCATGCCTCACGAGATATAGGTAACGGTGTAGATAATGGTACAGCTATTTGGGTTTGTTTTATGCGGTATTCATACTCCATGAGTATTGAACAATCATCGCCTGCATCAATCCATTTATTATCAAGAATTGAATACACCTCAATTGGGATGCCCTGCAATCTCGCTAAAATAATTTGTATCCAATGCTCTTGTTCTGCGTTCTGTGGTGTGAGTTTTGGCATTAAATTACCGTCGTTATTCACATTCGCCTCCTGTTTAGGCTGGAACTTTGCACACCAATTACCTTGCTTCACTTGCTCTATAACTTCTTCATTAGTCATTGTTTTATTCCCCATATTCTGTAAAAAAGCCCCATTACTGGGGCAAGTGGATGTAGAGGCTGTCTTTCCAGCTGTCAGAATTCATAAAAAAAGCCCTCATAGAGGGGAGGGCAAAACATGGAAAAATGCGCTGTTTTAGGCAAGCGCAAGCCTAACTATTCTTCAGAATCAATTAATTCTTGAGTTAATTCTTGTGTTTGATCTTCAAAATATATTGATGAAACAAACCATTTACCATTCTCAAAAATATATAAGAAATCCTCTTCCAATTTTGGTCTTTCTTCTGATGTTATGTATTTAGTGCCTTTTTCTCCCAGATCTCGTCCGTAATATACGGTGTAACCATCGATTTCATTCTTATGTGAATGTTCTTCTTGACAGGAACGTGCTTTACCAAGAGACACTATATCGCCTTCTTTTACGAGTTCCTCTGCTAATTCTTGCGAGTTATAGTGATTTAATAGCGTTATTCCAACGCCACTCGGATAACCATCCAAATGACAATAAACTGTTCTATACTCATTTCCGACTTTTACGCCGATAGTTGATCTCATTGACATTGTCTGCTCCTCTTGGTCTTACCTAGTTCAAATTCAAGCCCACTTGTTTAAATGGGCTTTGATTTGAATGCTCAGTTATCTCTAGAGCAGAGTTTTTGCGCCTTAGTTAACCTCTCGCCAGTGTTGCCTTGTAATGTGAGTTATCAAAAGATCGTCTCGATAAGTCCATGCAAATTTGTATGCTAGGGTCTAAACAGTAATAACAGTGCTGCTAACACTATTACCAGCTAACTAAGTTCGACTTTCCTAATTTTTAAAGAGCTGAGATTAATTTGTTTATTAATGTTTAATCTTTATGTGTATTATTAAACAGCATTACACAAATCGTGTCAATATATTTGTGTAATAAATGTTTAATAAAATGTTTAAAAAAAGTGAATTATTTATTTATATATTTGAAATATATAAATTTAATGCTGGTTTGATTGGCTGTTTTTTGAGCATTTATTTTGAGTGGATATAAAAAAAGCCCATTCAGGGCTTTAGGAGGTTTAATTGTTTAATCTTAATCATCCATTGATGAGTGCCACCACATTCGACCGAGCACCTGAAAATCACCGCTTTCAATTTGCTCCTTACTAATTATTTCATCTGCATATGTTGGATTGTATGATCTGAGAGTTATTGTTCCGTCGGTATTTCTAATTAAAATCTTAACTTTTTGTAGGTCATGAACTCTAACGGCATATATTTTACCGTCTCTAATTCGAGTATCTGCTGTATTTATAGAAATAATGTCTCTATCAAATAATCTGGGTTCCATGCTATCGCCCGTCACCTTAACAACTTTAGCCATATCTATTGGAATATTGCGTTGTTTGAGAGTAATACTTCTAAACGGTAGTGTATACATTTCCTGCTCCATCGTGGGACATGCTCCAAAACCTGCTGATAATTCAACATCTAAAACAGGTATTGTTACAAATCTCCCGTTGTTCTGCTCTTCCTCTGATAATGATTCCCATTCAACGGGATTTAGCTCACTATCTCGTACATTTTCGCCGCTTCCGTACAGAAGCCACTTGAGATCATACCCTAATTTTTCTGAAATCAATTGCGCCTTTTTACGGCTAATTGCGTTTCTACTTATCCAATTGGTTACGTTTTGAGGTGATGTGCACGCAATTTCGGCTAATTCGCTTTTATTTATTGAATGCTCTCGCATGATTTTTTCTATACGTTGTGCGACTGAACTCATATATGGTCTCCTAATTTGTTATTTTAATTCTTACACGTTTTGTGTAGCTCATCAATAAACAAAATACAAATAATATTGCAAAGATAAGTTAATTTGTTTATATTATGTGTAAAGATGTTTATTTACGTTTAAGGTGAATGTTTATGAATTGTGAAATTACACCGATTGAAAAAGCCATTCGGGCTATTGGTGGAAATAAATCAGAATTAGCCAGACTCGTTGGATGTAGTCCCTCAAATATAACTAACATTATTGCTAGAGGTGGACGAATTCCGTGTATGAGTAGGGAAAAACGTGATCGCTGGGTAAAAGCAACTGGATTAAGTAAAAAAGACTTATTCCCTGATATTTATTGAGAATATTTTATGTCAACTCTAAAAACAAACAAAACACTGAGTCAATGCGAGCGAATATTAATTCATTTGCAGAGCGGTAAAACGATTAATCCGTTACAGGTGTTGAAATTATACGGCTGTTTTAGATTAGGCGCGCGTATCTACGACCTAAAAAAGGCTGGTTTTGATATTGATAGCCGTTTAGTCAATGAGCATGGTGTTCAGTACGCTGAATATTTGATGAGCTTACAGCCTAAAGCACATAAAAAAGCCACTAATTAGCGGTTAGTGGCGGTGCATTTATTGATAGGAATAAACACATGAAAAAGAATAAAGCATATTTCAAGACATGTCAACGGGCAGATAAACCCGACGAGTTAGCGATGATCGCATTACATAACCGAGAATTCGGAGAGCGATTTGTAGAAGTTTTTAAAGCAGCTAAAAGGGGTAAATCATGTCTACAGCAAAAGTAATCGAATTTAAGCCTAGAGAGGAGCGTATGGCTAATTTAGATGATGGCTATACCAGAATTGCTAACGATTTATTGGAAAAAATAATCTCGTTTTCGTTCACTTTGCGCCAACAAAATTTATTGCTATCTATTGCGCGTAAAACTTACGGTTATAACAAAAAAATAGACTGGATAGGTAATAAACAATTATCAGAATTAACAGGTTATCCAGAGACGAGATGTTCAACCATAAAAAACGAGCTGATCAAGATGAATGTGCTGGTAACAAAAGGGCGTGAAGTGGGGATAAATAAAAATCTTGGTGAGTGGAAAAGCAACATTACCCAAACCAGTAAAACATTTACCAAATCAGTAAAGAAAACCTTTACCAAAACGGTAAATCACTCTTTACCAAAAGAGGTAAACACAAAAGACAATACTACAAAAGACAATAAAGACAATAATATATTGCTCGATTCTGCATTTGAAATTTTTTACAAAGCAGGGTTACCAAAAGTCGGGAAGTCAAAAGCGATTACTAGCTTCAAAACAGCATACAAAAATTGGAAATCAGAAAATAAAACGCCTGAGGTGTTTGCTCAAATGTTGGTAAGTGACATTCAGTGCAGGCTAAAAGCCAGTGTCTTCGGGTTTGCTAATTTGCATCCAACAACCTATCTAAACCAAAAACGCTGGGAGGATGAGTTACCAGCTAACGCAAAGAGACCTCAATCGCAAATGACGCCAGAGCAAAAGCGTGAATATGAGCTGTATATGTTTATGCAGGGGGGAAATTAGTGCGTAGACAAATAAAAAAACTGCTTATTGTCGGTTATGGGTACGGGGTTTTTAGTCGGTCATTTGTTGATTATTGGTTTAAAAAATTGGAGTTAAAAGCATTATGAATATCAGGGAATTATCAAACCAGTTGTGGGAGCGAGCGGAAGATGTGGCCCGATATTTATTGCCAGCCGGTAAAAAAATTCGTGGTGAGTGGTGTGTTGGTGATTTGCAAGGTGATAAAGGGCAAAGCTTAAAAATCAACGTTAACGGTAAGCGTGTTTGGTGTGAGTTTAACGGTGGTTTAGGCGGTGATTTATTGGATTTGTGGGTTGCTGTTAGAAGTGTGTCAATGCACATAGCGATTCAAGAAGCTAAAGAATTTTTGGGGATCTGCAATGAGGATTCTTATTTTGAAAAACCAAAAAAACAATTCAAAAAGCCAGAAAAAAAAGGAATTTTACCAAGCAGAAAGTGTTATGCATATTTGGCTACAAGGGGCATTTCCGAGGCAACCGCTCGGTTGTTTAAGGTTGTTGATGCCAAGGTATTTAATCACGAAACCAAAGCAGATGTTGATGCAATCGCTTTCCCATACATTCGAGACAATGAAACCCTACAAATCAAACGATTAGGATTAGAGCGTAATGGTCACAAAAAAATCATTATGGCTGAGGCAGATTGTGAACCGTGCTTATTTGGTTGGCAGGCAATTAGCAATAGCGAAAGAAACATGGTTGTTTTATGTGAGGGTGAAATCGATGCAATGACTATCAATCAATACGGACTACCTGCATTATCAGTACCGTTCGGCGGAGGGTCTGGAGCAAAACAACAATGGATCGACTACGAATATGAAAATCTTGAACGTTTTGAAGAGATATTTATTTGCATGGATAACGACGAAGCGGGGCAGTTAGCCGCAAAAGAGATCGCCACAAGACTTGGTTATCACCGCTGTAGTTTTGTTCATTTACCGAAAAACTGTAAAGACGCTAATGAATGTTTAACGAAAGGCGTTTCAAGAGACGAATTTATTCAGTGCATTATCAGTGCTGAAAAGTTAGATCCTACAGAACTAAAAAGAGCTGGTGATTTCAAGCAAGGCGTTATTGATGCTTTTTTTGCTCCAGAACAATACATGTTCACATCAAGCATTGAGGGATTAGCCGAAAAGCTAAAGTTTCGCAGCCATGAAGTCACTGCAGTTAATGGTGTTAATGGTCATGGCAAATCTCAATTAGTAGGTAATTTTGCATTAGATGCAATTAAGTCAGGATTAAGAGTTTGTATCGCATCATTAGAGCTTAGACCTGCAATATTATTAAAAAGACTTGTTCGCCAAGGCATTTGCACTCCCACGCCAGAGCGTGACGATGTAGAAAAAATCATGGACAAGCTTAACGATTCCTTATGGGTATTCAACGTAACAGGTAAAGCCAAGACTGAAAGACTACTGACTGTATTTAAGTACGCGCACAAAAGATACGGTGTGAAAGTTTTCATTATCGATTCTTTGATGATGTGCGGAATGGCTGAAGATGATTATAACGGGCAAAAAGCGTTTATTGAGCAACTGTGTGATTTTAAAAATCAGAATGATGTACATGTATTTTTAGTTACCCATCCAAGAAAAGGCGAAAGTGAAGAAAAACCAGTAGGGAAAATGGACGTCAAAGGGACAGGAGCAATTACGGACTTATTAGACAATCTAGTAACCGTTTGGCGCAACAAGAAAAAAGAGGAGCTAAACGAAAGGATTAACAGATTCCCTAACATTGAGCTAAACGAAAAAGACGAAAATTTATTAGCATCTCCAAATACATTGTTATCAGTTGATAAACAAAGAGAGGGAGAGGGTTGGTGTGGAAAAGTACCCGTTGAGTTTAACGCCTACACCAATCAGTTTTTATCTAGTGATAAGCATACTCCATTTAACTATTTATATAACCGACCTCAAAACGAGGTGTTATCACTAAAAAAACAGAGTAGAGCATGCGAAAGCCGTTAGTTAATCACTGCCCACTAGGACAGCATCACATGTTAGACAGGGTAGCGTATGACTATGTGACTGCAATCAGAAAACGCGGTGCAAACGTGGCAAAAATTAAATATGAATTAGCAGAACGAGCAAAGAAATTTACTGATGAAGAAAGGAATAAATTGAGGGAGTTAATACAGAAATGGCTAGAAAATATCAAATAACAGCAGAAGTTAAGAAGAGCGATCAGGAGTGGACGAGTGTTTTATCAAATCGTGATTCACGAATGACTGCAGAATCATTAGCAAAATCGTATGGCGCGCCAAAAATCGCTGTACAGGTGCGTAATTTTCAGTGTGTGAGGGTTGAGCATGAGTGACCAATCAATTTATGTAGCGCTCCTACTATTTTGGACGATTTTAGTTTGGATAAATATTAAATGATACGGGAAATCAGATTAACACATGAATCCGCTCGCGAATTTGCTATAAATATTATTGGTCAATTACCTGTTGATAGCGAACATCCTCTAAGAATTGTGATTGATGAAGATAAACGCTCATTGGCTCAGAATCGCATGATGTGGGCTGTTTTAAATGATATAGCAAAACAGGTTCACTGGAATGGAGAGCGACTTACCGCTGAGGAATGGAAACATCTAATTACCGCTAATTTACATGGGCAAAAATGCCTTAGAGGCATCGATGGAGGATTAGTTTTTATGGGGCTATCAACTCGCAAAATGAATAAAAAAGAATTCGCCGACGTCGTGACATGTGCCGAACAGTTTGGTGCGGAAAACGGTGTTAAATTCAGTAACGATTCCTTAGAGGCTATACGACTAGCAGAACAATACAAAGACCAATTATCAAAGGTGGCATGATGAGCGATTTAGAACAATTAGAAACAATAGATGAACGAATTGCAGAGGCTGAACGTCTATTAATTTATTTAAACGAACAGCGCAGAGAAATAATTAATCGAAATAATTTAAATAAAAACGACTCAAATGTTGTAGTGTCGAAATTTTTGTCAACGAGTTATAGGTAAAAAATAGATGCCGAGAAAACACAAACTGGCTCCAACAGGATTTAAATGTCCTGAATGTGGTGACAAATGTGTCTATAACGTAGATTTAGATTTATTTGTTTGTGCACGACCTATAGTTACAACTGGCGGGCAGGTTCAGGGTTCCTGCGGTAAATTTTACATGAATGGAGAAAAACACTCATGAGCAAACTAACCAAATTGGCAAGAGGTCGTGAGTGTCAGGTGAGGTTACCATGCTGTGATCACAACACTGAAACAACCGTATTAGCTCATTATCGATTAGCTGGTACATGCGGTATAGGTATGAAACCCAATGATTTACAGGGCGCGTGGGCATGCTCAGCGTGCCATGACGAAATAGACCGCAGAACACGATTATTTGAATCCGAATTTGTTCGATTGGCGCATGCTGAAGGAGTTCTGCGGACGATAGATATATTGATTAAAGAGGGGATGATTAAATTATGATTCATCTAACCTTGCCATATCCTCCAACGGTTAATCATTATTGGGGAACGGCTGGAAAGCGAAGATATATTAAACCTGACGGTATTAAATTTAGAAATGCCGTTGTAGCTATCGTATTGCAGAATAAAGCTAATAAGAAGTTATCTGAAAGGGTAATGGTTGAAATTAAAGCTTATATGCCAGATAGAAGAAAACGAGACCTAGATAATATAAATAAGGCTATTTTCGACGCATTAATTCATAGCGGTGTCATTTTAGATGATGAGCAAATAGATGTATTACACAGCGAAAGAAAAGAAGTTATTAATGGTGGCAGAATAGAATTATCTATAAGTAAATTGGGGGCGTAATGAGAGAAACTAAAGATATTTTAACAGCATGGAAAAACACACGCATTTTAAAGCGTATAGGAACCGAGTATCCCTCAAAATCCGCTGGTATTGAAGGTGCTGTTAGAGATTTTGATTATCGCCAGTATTTAACCGAAGAAGAAGCGCAAATTGTTGATAATGCGGTGTTAACCCTCAAAGCTGATAATTATTCCCAATGGATTGTATTAACTGCGTACTATTTGCGAGATGTTTCTTGTAATGCTCAAGCTAAGGCAGTCGGCAAAAGACCTCACGATATTATTAATTTATTAAATCAAGCTGAAATGTTTATAAGAGGTAATATTTACGATTTTTTCAAAAAAGCGGCATAAAATTCAAAAAAAAGTCGTTAAAAAGCTAGACTTTGCGCAAATGCGCATATATAATTAGTGCAAGATGCGGTTTAAAGCGCATAAATTACAAACCCAATCAAAAGTTGGGTTTTTTATTATCGATTTTCATTTTATTTTCCAGTAATAATAAAGCCGCCAAAGTAATTTAAAAACCTTAATTGATATAACACGAGATATTGTATACAATTACATCTATCGGATTTATGTAATTGAATTTATTGGAGTGAATAGTGTTAATTTATCAAAGATTAGGGATTTCTGAAAGGGATTATAAAGATCTAAAAACGAAACTTAAAGATAAAATAGATGAGATAAATAATACTATTACAAGATATAGTCATGAACAGGAAGAACATTTCTTTTCGGCATATTTAGTTATGTTAGGTAAAATTGAGTTTGGAGACGATAATAAGTATTTTATAAAATTCTTATCATCACAAGTAAATAGTAGAGGTAAAAATTCAGCTGAAAGCATTACTGGATGTGATTTTGGACTAAAAGTTAGTTGGGGTATTGATTCAAAATTTGAAAAAGCAATTTTAGGACAAGCTAAGAATAGCTCATACTTATCTGAATCTGAGCAGAAAACTCTAAGAAAACAATGCGAGAAGATGTCGAAGTTCACCGAAAACTATATAGTAGCCTTGAGACCGGGACATTCTAAGAAAGAGGAAAAGGAAGCAGAAAAAGAAAAAGAAAAAGAACTAATTATTCATATAGGCAAAAATGGATCATACGAAGAAGAAATTATTTTATTAAGCGATTATATTATTGATTATCTTTTATCTTGTGTTCATGGAGAAACAAATCCTGAAGTAATTGAATATATGCTTCAGAGCAACCTCAAAGAACTGATCAGCTTGAAAACCAATTTGCCTAAACCAACGCCAGAACCTAAACCAACAACCAGACGTAAACCTAGAATGTAGTAAATTATTTATTGATAGTGGTATGAAATGGAATTCTTAAAAAAAATTATTTTTGCTGTAGCTATTTGCGTTGCCTTTACATCTTTCTCTCATGCAAAAAACTGTCGAAAAGGCATTCCGTGCGGTAATTCGTGTATCTCAGCAAACAAAACGTGCAGAATAGGCTCTTACGCTCCTGCGCCAGTTAGCACGGAAACAAAACCAACGATTAGTAAACAAAATTTTAATAACGCTAAAACCCACCTGCTCAATATTTATAAAGCTAACCCTGAACAGACAACATTCTATTGCGGTTGTGAATTCTCATTCAATGGTAAAAGTGGTGTTGTTGATTTTAGTAAGTGCGGTTATACACCGAGAAAAAATCAGGCGCGCGCATCTCGCATCGAATGGGAGCATGTCATGCCTGCAGAAAATTTTGGTCGGCATTTAAAATGCTGGCGCAATGGTGGACGTAAAGAGTGCAAAAAGGATGCGAAGTTTAATGAGATGGAGGGAGACTTGCATAATCTCCAGCCGTCTATTGGTGAGGTAAATGGCGATAGGTCAAATTACCGTTATTCTCAATTTACTAAAACACCCAACCAATACGGTCAATGTCAATCGGCGGTAGATTTTAAATCGCGTCAATTCCAGCCACGTGAGGAAATTCGGGGTACTATCGCGCGCACATATTTCTACATGCAGGATAAATACAATATCAATTTATCTGACGCGCAGAGCAAATTAATGACAGCGTGGGATAACATGTATCCGCCTAACGAATGGGAATGCGATAGGAATCGACAAATAGAACGAATTCAGGGTAATGATAATAAATTCATTACCGAAAAATGTAATTAAGGCGACAAAAACAACCAATTAACCATTGAAAAATCATTATGTTGTGTTAATATTAAACAAAATATTAACTTCCTGTTCTGTCAACCTCACCGCTACGGCGGTTTTTTATTGGTCGTGAATTTATTTTAGTTAATCGAGGGTGGTTTTTACTATGTTGCTAATTTGTTTGCGGGATGATATCCCTCTGTCGCTAAATGAAGAACAATGCGAAAAAATGTTGCTGCATATTTGTTCTAAATTTAACTGCCCTATTGAAGAAGCGTGTAACAGGTTTGAATATTTTAATAATATAGATAGACATCAAATCCATAATATATTTTTTATAGATATACCGTATACTAAAGAGGATTCATTTTATTTTTTCCCCGATGCTCTCTGCAAAACACTTGATGATTTTTTTCCGGGTTCTAAATCTTGCATGTGCACCACGTCATTGGCGTATTCGCATGGTGAAATTATAAATGGGGGACCTGAGCGCATGTATCTTGACGCCAAAATAAAACATAACCCAAGGTTTAATGACATAATTATTCAATTGCTGCCATTTATTGACGCACATTATAATGGTGGTAATGTAAGTGATATTTATTGGCAAAAAAACATGAAAATTACTCAAATTTTTAATTCAAAATTCGATAAAAGATTTTGATAATTATAATTTTTTTCATTTTTATGTAACCGCCCAAATGGTGGTTTTTTATTGCCTATTTTGGATGGTTGCAGAGTTTGGTTTAATGTACTGGTCTTGAAAACCAGCGAGGGGTAACCCTCCGTGAGTTCTAATCTCACACCATCCGCCAATTTTAAATAACAGTCCTCCTATGCTACTTTCTAATAACTCATCTAATTATTGGGTGTAGATACGCTCGGAGGCTTCTACCAAATCGACAGCAACGCTAGACACACACACTACTAATCATTAGCTAGTACGCTGTCATTTCTATTAACCGCCTCAATTTAGGGGGCTATTATGAGTATAATAAAAATGCCTATAAAAGATCCGAACAACATAAATTGGACTGTTGTTGTATATCTATTTTTTATAACTCTATTAGGTTCACTCGCTAGTTATTGCTATCACATTATGAACGGCGACACGTTCCGTATCAGTACGTTATTGGCACAAATACTGGTATCAACATTTGCAGGCGCACTAGTCGTGCTAGGTGCTAGCTATTTTAATTTAGATTTTGAATTAGCAGGCGGTGTTGCTGGGCTGGCTGGTTGGTCAGGCGCAACACTAATTAAGGCACTAGAAGAACGGCTTTTAAAAAAAGCGCGAGGTGATGAATAATGCAACTAACAGAGCATTTTACACTAGACGAATTTACACGGTCACCTATTGCTAACCGATTAAAAATCGATAATTCAGTCCCTGACGAATTAATGCCCAATATCCAACTAACCGCTATTAAATTGGAATTAGTCAGAAAAGCTCTAGGTAAACCTATCGTCATTACATCTGGATATCGTTGCCCGTTATTAAATGCACGGGTAGGCGGTGTATCAACCAGTGCGCATACAAAAGGGCTTGCCGTTGATTTTCATAGCCCATACGGAACGCCTAAACAAATTTGCCAGCGTTTAATCGATGCGGGTGTACAGTTTGATAAAATCATTCAGGAGCACAATCAATGGGTGCACATTGAATTCAGTCCGAGCAATAATCGTCAAATTGTGTTAACAGCAATCAAACAGGGCGGTAAAACGGTTTACGTGAATGGATTGGTATAAAACTGATAATCCTATCGATGTACTCTAGGGGATAAATTTATGTTTTTCGCATGTTTTGCCATAGCCGCAATTATGGCTATCGGTGGTGTTCGTGGTTGGGGCTGGTTCCTATTTATTTCATTATTTTTGGATATTCAATAATGAATAGATTTATCTAGTTGTTGTTAGGAGGGAGTAATTGTGTATAAATCGGAATTTACTATTATAGCGTTGGTTATTACCAGTTTTATTCTGACTGGTTATTTTGGTTACACTAATTATCATGATAAACAGCGTTTGGAACGCGATAATTTTGCTCTAACCAGCCAAATAGAGCAGTTACAGCACACCATAGCTCGAAACAATCAGATTATCGCTGACAATGAGCGTTCTAAACGAGAGTTAGAAAATCAATCAATATCACGGCAGGAGCAAATCAATGAGCAACTCAGTAATAACGACTGTGCTAATCAGCTCGTGCCTGTTTCTGTGTCTAACAGCCTGTACAACCGAGCGAAAGGTATACGTCAACCAACCGATACCAGCAAACTTACTAAATGAGAGTGTACCTAAACTACCCCCTAAATCAATGACATTCGGCGACAGTCTCAAATACAACGAACACCTACTAAATGTTATTGAGATGTGTAATCGGGACAAAAAATCTATTCGAGAAATTAATAAATAATTATTCATTTCTACTGCATAAATTATAAAAATTCCCCAGTCAAATAAATTTAAAACTGCATAATTAATCAAAAACGTTGGTTTTTACATTGTTTGACACTATTTAACACAAAAAATCAGACTAACACAGCTATATTGTATAAACTATAGACATATTCACAGTGGATATAACGACAATGTGAGGACGTGCTATGGGCAAACAGGTGGCTGTTTTAGGAGATATAACCAATTACGGCGGCAGGATTATCTCTGCGTCAGGTCAGGGATATTGCGGTATGGATAGCGTTGCCCTATTAGGTGATTTGGTCTCATGTCCTAGATGTAACAGTACAGGAAGAATCATAGAGGGAGCAGACAACTTTATTATCGATGGTAAACCCGTTGCCTATGATGGCTGTATTGTTGCGTGTAAATGCACACCAGTTGGAGGGCATCGAATTTTAGCGTTAAAAAGCTCCATGTATGTTGGGGTTAGTGGTGGCTCTGTTCAATCTAATTCGTTTACTGGCAATCAAAAACAATTTAACTCAGAGAATAAGGACGAAAACAATTTAATTAGAATTGATGCACGCCGTCTATTACAATGTGCTGATGAGTTATGCGAAAAGCATCTGTATCATGATGATATTAAACAGGCGTTCAAACAGGACATTGAATCGTTTGCTAATGATATTGTTGAGCAGGTAGACAGTGGCGCTATGACGTATGAGCAAGGCGCTGAAAAAATCAAGGTGGAAGAAAAAAGCCTTTTGGACCAGTCGTTTACTTGGTTAAAAAATGGGCTGTCTATTTTTGGTGGAGCGGGATTAACAGAGGCAGGAGTCGCCCTTTGTTATACGGGATTGGGATGCATTATCGGCGCACCAATGATAGCTCATGGATTAAACGGCATTTATGAGGGTAGTGCAGGCATTGTTAATAGTGTAATGAATGAAATTGATGGTGGGGATCGTAGTGAAGAAGTAGATGGCCCACTAAGAGAATTATATAAATCTGGCGCTGAGGCACTGGGATTTGATGCATCAGTAGGTAGCATAGCCTATGATATAGCTGATTTGAGTGGATCATTGTATAGTAAATTTAAATTAGTGCCCAAAATAACAGAACTTGGAACACCAATAAAAAAATTATGGCGTTACGGGCGGCAGGATTTAGTTAGATATTATACGACAATGACAAAAAATGCTCTAAGAGCAGAAGTTTTATCTGATTTTGTTTCATTATCCCAGCTCATTGCTAATTTTAAAAGCATCTTTATTTACGACAAAGACAAAGAACAGCCTGCGTTTGTTGTCCCTGAACCAGAGACAGTCACAAATGTAGGTGAATTAGCGGATAGCTGTCAAATAGTTATAGTTATCACATTTGCAGATGAAGAACCGCCACACTATTATTTGTGTACGCGCCCTAATGGGGAACAATATAAAATTGAATAATATAAAGGATTATTGATGTTTATTATTTTTATTTATTATTTTTTATCAATAGCTACTTTGTGCGCCTGCTATTATTTCCGCCGTTCTCGTTTTACAGAACAGGATTATAAATATAACAAACCGTTAAGATGGAAGAGAAGACTTCTGATAATTTGGTCATATTTACTTGGAACAATACACGGTTGTATTTGTTTTAAAGAGTCAATTTTTAGTGACGTAGACAATAATTTTATTAGGGTATCTGCCGCAGTTTTTTTGATTGTCTATATATTTGCTATAGGTTGGGTTGAAGATTTTATGCATCCTTTCAATAACAAGAAAAAATAGCAATCGAATTAACAAACAATAACCGCCTAAATGGCGGTTTTTTTGTGCCTAAAATTCATAAACATTCAAATTACCTGCAATCGGTGCAAAAACGCACCGCAACCTATTTTTTAATCACAATGCCAATCACACGGCAAATATCAACCGAGAGCTTTACAGAATGAGCCTATGAGAATGACAGTTAATGTCTAACTCTTGGGCTGTTTATTCTGTGTGAGACGTAGGCTCATTCTATAGAGGACATTAAAATGAAACTAGTAGAAATTAAAAAATTCGAATTATTTACTCAATCTGATTTAATCGCACAGGGTGTCAATAAATCGCATGACACAGTCATCAAGTTAATTGACCGCAATTTAAATGATTTAAATGAGTTTGGTGAGGTCGGATTTGAAATCCGAGCTGGTTATAATAATGCTCAAGTTCGTGTAGCGATTTTAAATGAACAGCAAGCTACATTGTTAATAACTTACATGCGAAATAACGAGAAAGTAATTAAGTTTAAAAAGACGTTAGTAAAAGCATTTTTTGATATGCGATCATTGCTAAGTGCAAAAATAAACGATCGGAATATAGCTAAAATTGAGTATCGCCCTATGACAGATGCGTTAAAGTATGAACTAGAAATAAAAGGCAAGATACCAAAGCACTATGATTTTAGTAATGAAGCAAACCTAATCAATCGTATAGCATTAGGTATGACAGCATCAAAATTCAAAGACGTTCATCATATAGGTAAGAGCGAATCAATTCGAGATCACCTTACACCTTGTCAAATTAAATGCATTACCGATCTTCAAAGAGCTAATACTACTTTTATCCAATTAGGTATGGAATTTGAAGAAAGGAAATTAAGGTTAATGGAATTATTCAAACGCAATCACATTATACAGTTATTCGATGAACAGCAAAGAATAGCCGCTTAATTGCGGCTTTTTAATATCTAAAAAACAAAGGTATAAATATGACAAAGCTCACAGACAAACAGGAGCTGTTTTGTCGTGAGTATTTAGTAGATCTCAATGCGACACAAGCAGCAATACGGGCTGGATATAGTCAAAAGACGGCTGAACAATTATCTTACCAATTGCTTCAGAAAACTTCAGTTCAAAACTACATCCAAGAACTAAAGCAACAGCGCAATGAACGTAATAAGGTTAATGCTGATTATGTCCTGAAGCGATTAGTTGAGATAGACCAGATGGATATATTAGACATCCTTGCTCCCTCAGGCGACTTCCTCCCAATAAAAGAATGGCCGAAGACGTGGCGAACTACATTATCAGGTTTGGATATTGCCATTATCGGAAGTGGTGATTCTGAAGCGATTATGAAAAAAATTAAGTGGCCAGATAAAGTCAAAAACCTTGAATTGTTAGGTAAACACGTGAGTGTTCAGGCATTTAAAGAGAAAACAGAAACTCAAGTTAGCGTAGCTGATGAGCTTATAACAGAAATGGAGGTAACCATTGTCGGGACGCAAAATCAAAATAACACTGACTGAGCCTCAAGCTAAATTCTTTAGCCTCACTTGCAAATACCCTGCTTTTGTTGGCGGATTCGGAACAGGTAAAACTGAAACGCTCGCGATATGTGCATTTCGTGATGCAAGGACATCTAGCGATGCATTAATAGCATTGTATGAACCAACCTATGATTTAATTAGATTGATTCTAGCTCCTCGGATGGAAGATAAATTAAGCGAATATGGGATTAGATATAAATACAATAAATCTGAAAATATTATTTACACCTCATCAGGTGGTATTGGAGATTTTGTATTAAGAACATTAGATAATCCAGCTCGAATAGTCGGTTATGAATCATATAGGGCGCATATTGATGAAATTGACACATTAAAAAAGGTAAAGGCTCACGAGGCGTGGATAAAAGTAATAGCTCGTAATAGACAGAGGCCTAAAAATGTTGAAACCCCCTTTAATAAGGTGTCTGCATATACAACACCAGAGGGCTTTAATTTTGTCTATGAGAAATGGTTCAAAAACCCCAAAGAGGGGTACGAAATGGTTCAAGCTTCAACGCTATCCAATCCATTTTTACCAGATGATTATGTTGATTCACTTAAAAGCTCATACTCGTCACAGCTAATCGATGCTTATATTGATGGTAAATTTGTAAATTTAAAAACAGGAACTATATATCACCCATTTAATCGCAAATTAAACCACTCAGATGAGGTTTTGACTGAAAGAGATACGCTTTATATTGGCATGGATTTCAACGTTGGCAAAATGGCAGCAATAGTTCATATTAAACGAAATGGATTGCCTATAGCTGTAGATGAATTAATTAACATCTATGACACTCCGGCGATGATAGAGGCTATAAAAGAGCGGTATCTAAAATATAGCAACGGAAGTTACATTAAAACCAGAGAGATTTATATTTATCCTGATGCATCGGGAGATTCTCGTAAAACTGTTAAAGCCAGTAAAACCGATATAGCACAATTACGGGAGGCTGGTTTTACTGTTATAGTCGATCATTCTAACCCTCCAGTTAAAGACCGAATTAATTCAATGAATGCTATGTTTTTGAATTCTGATGGGCAAAGGCGCTACTTGGTTAATACCGATAAATGCAAAAGATACACTGAATGCCTAGAGGAGCAGGCGTGGACTGATAATGGTGAACCTGATAAGTCATCTGATAATGATCACCCTAATGATGCTGCAGGTTATTTCATAGTAAAAGATTTTCCAATTGTTAGACCGAGCGGAAAAGTTACTACTCTACGGATGTAATAAATTATGTCAAATATTGCAACACCTAATATTGATTACAGTAACATGACTGAGGCGTGGGATATTAACGATGCCCTAATGGGGGGCACGCTCCACATGAGAACACTCGGAGAATCATATCTACCGAGATGGGTTAACGAGGAGAAAGACTCATACAAAAAACGCCTCCAAACTGCTACCTTACTACCAGCCTATGAGGAAACTATCAGGCAAAATGTTGGCAGGGTATTTGCCTCACCTATAAAATTAGCCGATAACGTGCCAGATAAAATTATCGAATTTACCAAAGACATCGATTTAGAGGGCACGTGTTTGGATGTGTGGGCGCAAGAGTTTTTTAGTATTGCTCTACAATATGGTATTGCTCACGCGTTTATTGATTATCCTAGAATAGATGTATCGGTTAAAACCAGAGCGGATGAAAATGAAATAGGTGCAAGGCCCTATGTTGTAATGCTCAATCCTCGCCAAATAATCGGCTGGAAATCAGAAAATATAGGCGGCAAAATTGTTCTCACTGAATTACGGATAAAAGAAAATGTTGTCGAAAATAAAGATGATTTTGAGCAAACACGAGTAGAACAAATTCGACATGTACAAATAGGTTCCGAATCAACTTGGCGACAGGATAGCACCACGAAAAAATGGTATTTACATGAAGAATGGGAAACATCCAGAACTCATATTTCCCTAGTGACACTGTACACTAAAAAAACAGGATTTATGCAAGGCTCGCCTCCTCTATTAAATCTTGCGTTACTTAATATCAAGCATTGGCAAAGCCAAAGTGAACAAGACAACATTTTGCACGTTGCGCGCGTGCCAATTCTTACCGCGTTCGGTTTAGAGGATGGCGCGGAATTGACTATAGGCAGCTCATGCGCGACCAGATTCTCTGATAGAACTATGCAAGGGCTCGAATATGTCGAACATACTGGTAGCTCTGTAAATGCAGGTAAAGAATCGCTGATTGATTTAGTCGAACAAATGCGGTTAGCTGGTGCTAAGTTGCTCCGAGACCAAAACACATCGACAAAATCAATAGACCAAACTCAAGAGGAAAAATTGCAGGCTAATTCACCATTATTTACGATGGCATCCTCACTGGAAGACGCTCTAGATAATATTCTGGATGAGCTAGCCGTATGGATAGGTGAGAAAAGCGGTGGTAATGTTGATGTTATTACAGAGGTTGAGCTTGCAAGGAAAACAATTGATGCTACAGGTGCGTTAGCCATTCAATCACTCCGATTAAGCGGTGATATTCGTGACACTGATGCCGTTATTGCCTATCAGCGTTTAGGTCTTATTGATGCTGACGCAAAACCAGAGGATGTTATACAGGAACTCAAAGATAACGCGCCTCAATTTGCGGGGTAGTTTATGAAAATCAACAAAAAACTCCGTGATGAGGCTATCTATCATCGTATTAGTTTGGTTGGTTATGAAAATAATCTAATTAAAGAGTCGTTAAAATTACTTGAAATCGTCGATAAGGAATTAACTGCGCAACTCTACGTTGCACTAGAGGACCTATCACCAAGTGATTTTAAAATATCTCGTCTCGAATCAATGTTAGCAAGCTCTAAATCTCTAAAATCTGTCACCGATTACCTGCTCGGCGAGTTAAGTTTGCTCAGTGAGCATGAAAGCAATTACCAGTATTCATTATTTGAATCATTGTTACCCGATATTGTTAAAAGCAAATATCCACTAATGCAAATATCGCCCAATCAAATATTTGCTGCTGTAAAAGCCAGACCGTTTCAAGGTCGGTTATTATCTGAATGGGCGAGCAATATTGAGGATGATAGAGTTAAACGGGTAGCTAATGCCGTTCGAACAGGCTACGCAACAGGTGAAACAACAGAACAAATAATCAGGCGCGTGAGGGGAACACGAAAAAACAGATATCATGACGGTGTATTAGAGGCTAGCAAACGCAATGTATCATCCGTAATTCGCTCTGCTATCTCTCATACTGCTGCTGTTGCTCGTGAATCATTTGGGAACGCTAATAACGATTTAATTAAAAGCAAACAATGGCTATCAACGCTAGATATAGGCACTACTCCAATGTGTATTGTACGAGATTTAAAACAATATTCATTGGATAACCAGCCAATTGATCATGATATTCCGTATGGCGCTGGGCCGGGTAGGTTACATTTCGGTTGTCGCTCAGTTGAAACCTTCATTTTAAAAAATTATCGCGAGCTTGGGATAGATATTGACGAAGTACCAACTGGTACTAGGGCGTCAATGGATGGGCAAGTCCCAGCTAAAACCTCTTACATTGAGTGGCTACAGACGCAATCACAAGCGCGCCAAGAACAAATTTTAGGTATAGAAAGAGCACGTTTATTGCGAAATGGTGAAATAGCACCTGAAAGTTTTTTTACGCGCGACGGGCATTTATTAACACTTAATGAACTAAAAAGCCTAAAGCTAATCGATTAACAATATTCACTTCTTTAAAGGTCGCTATATGCGGCCTTTTTATTACTTGCTGTTTAGCGGATGCGACACAGTGTCACGGTTGGAAAACCAATTAACAGTCGGAAGACGGAGAAAATATGAAACTAAAAACAATTGATGTAAATGGTCAAACCTATGCTGTTGTTGAAAACGGTAATCCTATTTATGTGCATGACGATGGAAAAGAGATCCCATTCGATGCCGTAGCCTCACGCAATAAAATTTCAGCGCTCAACGCAGAAGCTAAATCGCACAGAGAAGCTAAAGAGAAGCTTGAAACTGAAATGAAACGGTTTGCCAACATCGAAGACCCTGCGAAAGCCCTCGAAGCATTAGAACTTGTAACTAAGCTAAATCAAAAGAAATTAATTGATGCTGGCGAAGTTGACAAGGTCAAAGATGAAATCACAAAGGGATTTCAAAAGCAATTAGATGAAGCTAATTCAGCTAAAGGATTGCTTGAGAAACAACTTTATAATGAGATGATCGGGAACAAGTTTAACAGTTCAACTTTCATTAAAGAGAAAGTTGCCATTCCTGCGGATTTTGTTCAATCGCGGTTTGGACAGTCATTCAAAATTGAGGATAACCAAGTTGTCGCATACGACGCATCAGGGAATAGGATTTATTCGCGCTCTAATCCCGGTGAAGCAGCCTCATTCGATGAAGCATTGGAATTCCTAATCGATAACTATCCTCAAAAAGATTACATACTCAAGGCTTCAGGCAATCAAGGTGGTGGCGCGCAACAAAGCCAACACCAAGCAGGTCAAAAAACAATGAAACGTTCCGCGTTTGATGCTCTAACTCCTGCGGAGAGACATAGCGCATTAAAAGACGGGATTACAGTAACCGATTAGGAGAACTATTATATGGCAAATACTTTAACAAATCTTATCCCTACAATTTATACAGCGGTGGATAAAGTTTCACGCGAACAAACTGGTTTTCTTACTGCTGTTGGTCGTGACGCTAAAGCTGATGGCGCAGCGGTAGGGCAAACTGTAACATCTCATGTCACCTCTGCAACTAAACTTGTTGATATCGAACCATCAGCCACAGCGCCAAATGACGGTGACCAAAACATTGGAACAGTTAACGTTACAATCACTAAATCTAAAATGGCCCCAATAAAATGGAACGGTGAAGAACAGTTGGCAGTTGGTCCTACAGGTCAATACAACAAAATTTTAGCTGACCAGTTCGCGCAAGGATTCCGCGCTTTAGCTAATGAAATTGATGCTGATTTAGGTGGTTTATTTATAGGTACATCACGAGCAGTAGGTAAAGCTCGTACCACACCTTTTGCACAGAAGGATGATTTGAGCGATTTTGCTGACGCACTGAAAGTTCTTGAAGACAATGGTGCGCCTAATTCAGATTTGCAAATGGTGCTAGGCTCAGATGCTACGTCTAAAATTCGCGGTAAACAATCTGTTTTATTCAAAAATAATGAGGCTGGGACAGATGAACTATTGCGCGAAGGCATCATTGGTCGAGTTGAAGGGTTTAACCTGCACACATCTGGCGGGGTTAAACGATTTAAAGGGGGTAATGCTGCTGGCTATTTAGTTAACGGAGCTAAAAAGGAGGGAGAGCGATTTATCGCAGTAGATACTGGAACGGGTAAATTTAAATCTGGTGATGTTGTTTCATTTGCTGGTGATGACAATCAATATGTTGTTGCTGCAACAGCAGCTGGGTCTATTACGCTCAACGAGCCGGGATTAAGACAAAATTTAGCTGATAACACTGCAATTACTGTTGCTGGTGATTATGTGGCTAATATGGCGTTTGATCGTAGTGCATTATTATTAGCGTGCCGTACTCCTGCAATGCCAGAGGGTGGAGACCAAGCAGACGATGTGATGGACGTTACCGATCCTCATTCAGGAATTACATTCCAAGTCGCATTATATCGACAATATCGACAAGTTCGATTTGAAGTTGGTCTTGCATGGGGTGTTAAATCTATTGCGCCTCGTCATGCTGCACTTATTCTAGGTTAATAAATGGGGCGCATTGCCCCTTTTTGGAGATAACAATGGCTAAAGCACCTACAAATGAAAAACAAGCAGAACTTGAGGCTAAGAAAAAAGCCGAACAAGAAGAACTTGAAAAGCAAAAGCAACAAGCAGAACTCGAAAAGGCCCATAAGGAGCAAGAAGAAAAGGAAAAAGCAGAAGCAGAAAAAAAGAGATTAGAAGCTCAAGCCGAACAAGCAAGGCTGGAAGCTGTAAGATTAGCGGCTGAACAAAGGGCTCTTGAAGAAGAACTTGCTCAAAACAAAAAAACAACCATCACAATGATAAATCCAAATCAGAACGAGGAGCCACAAGAAGCTGAAGTTCACCAAGACATGATTAAATATTGGGAACACGAGGGTTGGACAGTTAAATAACAGGTGGCTATATGCTGATTACTGACATCAATTCAAATGGGTTTAACAGTTACGCCTCTGTTAATGATTGCAGACAATATGCTGAATCAAGAGGCTTGACCATACCTAATGATGATTCTCAAATTGAAATTCTTCTAGTCAACGCGCTAGATTATCTAGAATCAATGCACTGGAAAGGTGAACCATCAGACAAAGAACAACCGTTATCATGGCCACGAAAAAACATTATTAAAGATTCTAGAAAAATACCTAATGATTCAATTCCTCGTCAAATTAAAGAGGCGCAGTGTTATCTTGCGATTAATTCACAAACCATTGAGTTATTACCAATTAATCAGGCGAGAGAGATTTTGAGCGAATCGATAGCAGGTGCTCTTAGCGTTACCTATGCACCTGACAGCGATAATAACGTGCCTACAGTCCCATATATTAACCGACTATTAAGAGGGCTTTGTTATTCAAGCAATACTGTAAAGGTAGCAAGGGGGTAGCATGTCTTTTTACACTAAATCAAAAATTACTGCAACACGCCTGTTATCTAGGTATGGAGCAAAATATCAGGTATACAGAAAAGGTAAGATTTCCATTGTTAACGGCAAAGAGGTTATGACGGGACATGTTACATTCACCGCGATAGGTGTTAAAACAGATTATAAACCAATTGAAATCGACGGTACAGTTATTCAATCAGGTGATATTCAAATGGTATTTTCAGCCGATACCGAACTGAATATAAACGATTTAGTAACTATCGACGGTGAAAAATGGTTAATTAAGCAACCCAATCCAGTTAAGCCCGCTGATATTTTGATTTGCTATAAGGTGCAACTGAGGAAAGCATAATGTCAAAAAGCACTAATTTCCTGCAATCTATTAATGCATTTGTGGATGAAACAAAGACACATAGTGAGTTAGTAGTAAAAAAAGCTTGTATCGAGGTTTTGCAGGACATTATTAGAATGTCCCCTGTTGGTCAGCCTGAATTATGGGCTATTAATCAAACCGCTGTAGCATATAATACTGCTGTTTCTGATTATAATTCATCGTTGCGAGATAATCCTGACAATTTAACGAGAAATGGGCGACTAAAGAGGGGGTTGAAAATTAATGATTCTATGGACATCAAGAAAAGAGCAAATTATTCTGGCGGGCGTTTTCGTGGTAATTGGCAGATAACATTTGACAAGCCAGCAACTGGGGAAATTAACCGAATTGACCCAACAGGAGCTGATACATTACGGGAGGGAATAGCTCAGATTGGCGAATTTAATTGTGCTGTTAAATCTGTTTATTTTACTAATAATTTACCCTACAGCGTTAAACTGGAATTCGGACACTCTACGCAAGCTCCAAATGGCATTGTACGAGTTGCAGCATTAAATGCCCAGACACATTTTGAAAACGCCGCAAAAGGAGGTTAATATTTGATTTCAATAATCTCAGAATTACTTGAATCACATCTTTATACTATCGCTAATCAACTGAGTTTACCGATTGTCTACGAGAACATAGAAGCAACACCTAATGACGAAGTTTACCTCAAATCCAATATTCTGCCGGCTATTACAACAAGTTTTGATTTAGAGAGCGAATCAAGGATTTATAAGGGGGTTTATCAAATCAGCGTTGTAGCCCCTATTAACACTGGTAAATTACGCTCTCAGCAGATAGTAGAATCAATCATCAAACATTTTCCACCCAATCTGGAATTAATGAGAGGAAACCTTGCACTTTACATCAATTCTGTGCCAAGCGCGTATCCAGCAATTACAGATAAAACTACTTACACAATACCTATCAGCATGAATTATCGTGCTGACACATTAATTTTTAATTAGGAGAATAATTTATGGCGTTTGCATTACCTAACGGTTCGCGTGTTTACGTGCAAAAATCAAAAGGGGCGGCGGTAGAATTTGATGCAATTTCAAATGCTAAAGAAGCCGTTGTCACATTAAAAACTGGTCACGGGTTTGTAGCTGGTGATGAGGTTATCATAACATCTGGATGGTCCAAAATTAACTATGCAGTAGCTAAAATCACTAAATCGAATGCCACAGATATTACACTGGGTAACATTAACACTAGTGATGTAAACGTGTTCCCAGCAGGTGAGGGCAAGGGAACTTTGACAAAAATTACTGCTTGGGAACGATTACCACAAATTAAGGAAGTGGCGACAGAGGGCGGAGAACAACAGTTTACTCAAATTCAATTTTTAGATGATGACGCAGAGCGACAATTACCGACAATTAAATCAGCTAAAAGTAAAAGTTTTACCATTGCTCATGATAGTGATTTACCTATTTATTCATTATTAAAGGAATTGGATCTTACTAATGAAGTTGTGGCGATGAAAATGTATGTACCTAAAGCGCGCGAGACTCGTTATGACGCTGTGCGAATTTCATTTGATGCAACTCCAATAACAGCAATCAATGAGATTGAAACAGTAAAAATTAATATGACAGTTGAATCACCAGCGATCACTTTCTACAAAGACAAATAAGGGCTAAAAAATGGCAAAATTTAAATTAGTGGCTGAACCAACATTTAAGAGCAAGGTTTTAATTCCACGTGCGGGACAAGAAGATGGTGAAATTGAATTTACATTCAAGCACTATATTCCAAAAGAGCTGGAAAATTTAGAGAGTGAATTTAAAGAAAAGCCTCTGGTTAATTATCTATTGAAAATTATCACGGGTTGGAGTTTAGACGATAAATTTAACGAGACTAACCTCGATACACTACTTCAAAACTACCCAGCATCAGGTGGCGCAATTATTAAAACTTATTCTCGTGAGTTATTCGGCGTCCGAGAAAAAAACTAATAGCGCTCGTTGCTGCACTATACACACCTGAGCCGTCAAAAGAAGAATTGGCGGCTTTTGGATTAACTGAATCGGATTATGATGATGAGTATATAGAGATATGGCAAGATAATTTTGATGCGTTCAAGTTATTTAAGGCTATGTCTACGCAGTGGCGAACGAGCATGAGCGGTATAATTGGTCTGGATTACAATTGTATGCAGTGGGTTATGAAAATTAATAATATTGCAGAAAGCGAAACTATTTTTAACGACATTCAAATAATGGAAAATGAGGCGTTAAGGCTTATGCATAAATCAAAATAGGCAGAGGAATGAATACAGATATTTTAGTTGATACGATCCAGTATAAAGGATGCGAGGTGGAGATAATGTCCAAGAAATTTGGTGTTCGCCCAAATTATACTGAATCAAAATGCGAATTCGTGCGAACTATTGAATTTTCTATCGCAGTTAAAGGCATATTTAAATTTCATCCTAATGTAGGAGCTAAACTCAAGTATCAGGAAGATTTAAAGCCAAGCACTGTAATAGGTGATGTATATAAAAATGCTTTTGAGTACGCTAAATCAATTATTGACGAAGGATGTGTGGATAACCCGCATTTAAACTCTATGATTTAGTGTTCTCTTTATGCACAGGTATAAACAGCCATCTTCATAATGAAGACAACTGATTTTAGAATGCTTCCTGCGCATACAAGGATAGACGTTAACTTGATTTTTTAATAAACGCTTGTTATATTTAATGTCTTAGGTGAGGAGCAATCCATACCTTTGATGTTGTCTCATCATTACAGGTTAACTTACTACAAAAGTAACCCGTTTATTTAAAAAATCTTTAAATTCTTCTACTATTTAATGGATTATTTTAAATATGTTCCATCAAGAACCGCCCTCGTGGCGGTTTTTATTATCAGTTATCTTCATAATGAAGACGACTGTTTCGCAAATCAGATATTTCCTTTTTAATTACTGTTTATTTGCACAGTTATTTTAATTTTTATATTCCTTTTTACGTCAGAATGATATAAATTATAAATAAATAATATTTATTATTTATTATGTAGTAATCAAAAGGATTAAATCGTGAACTTATTTTCTTCTGAATTATCAAATATATTTGATAATGTGGTATCTCCTCTCCATGAGGCTTCCGCATATGAGGCTTTATGGAACAGGGAGGGTGCGACATTTAAGAAAATTTCAGATAAGTTTAAAGATGCAGAAAATGTTAGACCATCAGATTTAGTACCTGAATCGGAAATTGAAGAGTATAAAGAAAAGTTACTTAAATTGTTAAGAGAATACAAAATTAATAATTTAGGTATTAGATTACGGGGAACTCTTGATTATCCAGAGAGATTGACGGACGACCAAAATCCATTAGAGTTATTTTATTTTCAAGGATTATGGGATTTAGTTTTCTCGCCATCCGTTGCTGTTGTTGGCTCTCGTAAAGTCTCAGAAGAGGGCAAAAGACGCACAAGGAAAATAGTTAAGCATCTTGTTGAGGATGGTTTTACTATTGTATCAGGATTAGCTGAAGGAGTTGATACGGAGGCGCATACTACAGCATTAAAATTAAATGGTAGAACAATAGGTGTTATTGGAACTCCTCTTACTGAGTATTACCCTAAACAAAATAAAGAATTACAATCATATATCAGGGATAACTTCTTATTAATAAGTCAAGTTCCATTTATACGTTATTCCAATCAATCATACAAATATAACCGTTATTTCTTTCCTGAGAGAAATAAAACAATGTCTGCTTTGACGAAAGCCACTATAATTATAGAAGCTTCTGATACATCAGGGACATTAACGCAAGCTAGAGCAGCTTTACAGCAGGGTCGAAAGTTATTTATATTGAATTCATGCTTTGAAGACCCTGATATTAGATGGCCTGCCATGTATGAGAAAAAAGGGGCTATTAGAGTAAGAAGTTACGATGATATTCGTTCGGTGCTAATGGAGGATATAGCTTGAAATTAAATCGAATTGACTGCTCCTCTATAAATAATCATATTGAGTTAGATGAAAGTGATATTTGTCTTTATTGGTGTGAATATACAGCGAGACAAGGCTATGATTATAGTCCTACAAACCAGTTAATTCTTAATTTGAAGAAAAGTGTATCTCTGAAAGCTCACGAGCAATACAGCTATAAGATTCAAGCTATAAAAACATGCGCTTCTTACTTTCAATATATAGATTGGTCTCCTTTTTCAATTATCCCTATACCGCCATCTAAAAAAAGAACAGATCCGCTTTATGATGACAGATTGATTAGGGTTTTAAATTCCGCAAATGAGTTGTTACCATTAAAATTTCGTTTTGATATAAAAGATATTGTTATTCAGAATGAAAGTTATGAGCCATCTCATCATTCATCTAAACGACCATCATGCCAAGAATTAAAAACTAGATATCAACTTGAGAAAATTAACATCAACCACTTTCGGAATAAAATAGTAATATTTGACGATGTATTAACAATGGGATCTCATTTCAAAGCCGTAAAATCTTTGTTGCAGGATACATATCCAGATAAAAAAATATACGGATTATTTATTGCAAGGAGTATTTACCCTCCAATAAGTGATTATTTTGAAAATTTACCAGAACAATACTAATTTATTTATTGAAAACCTAAAGCTCGCAAATGCGGGCTTTTTTTATGTCTGGAGAAAATATGGAAACATTCAATTGGGACGTCGCGCCCAATATGACCATACGATCTGAGCCTAGGGTCAAAACAATCAAATTCGGTGATGGTTACGAACAGCGAGCGCCAGACGGAATCAATAATAAATTACGTAGTTACAATGTCACATTAAATGTAGCTCGTAGCACGTCCCGACAAATAGATGAGTTCCTAGATAGGCACGGTGGAGTAAACGCGTTTCAATGGCGCGATCCACATTCCAATCGGTTGTTAACCGTCAAATGCCCTAGCTGGTCAATAAACCTACTGCATACCACAGCGTCAATAACAGCCACATTTGAAGAAGTCGTGGCATAAATCAGGAGTAAATCTTATGCAAGAAACAGCAAAAATTAACGAGAAATCCAACTTAGTGAACACAATTCAATACAAGGGGGTAACAATAACATTAGGAAATTTTAATAACGACGATCTTGCTAAAATTAAATCACCATATGAATCTGAGTTTTTCCCAATCATTAAAATTAATATTGACATTACTGGTGTTCTAAAATCGCTGCCAAATACCGCATTTTACCTCGAATATCACGAGGATTTAAATTCAAACACCGTGATAGATGACGTTTACAAAAACGCATTTGATTACGCTCGCACCATTATTGACGGAGGATATGCAGAATAATAAACAAACCGTCTTTTGGCGGTTTTTTATTGCACAAACTCTATAAATAACATACTATTTCAAAAAAATATAAAGATTAAGGAGATGGTATGAAGAAGATTATTTTGAGGAGTATCGCTTTAATTTTGATAATAACAGCCATAGGATGTATTATCATTTTTAATCATATTGCTAAATATGTTCACGATGATGATTTGCTATATTACAAGTCCGCAGAATATTGTGCGTCAATAATAAAAAAAAGCATTACTTCAGAGTCACTTTATTCTCCTAAAAAAATAACGGTCATAATTAACAAAGCTAATGATGATGAACTCAAAAAATATATTTCTAAGAAGAATTTTGGATTGTATGAGCAAAATTACAATAAAAAACTTTTAAGTTTGTATAATTATAATGTACTACTAGATAATGATGACCAAAAAACATTTAACATAAATTTAGAATCTCTTGTTTTGTGTGAATTTAGCGTAATACATGTTGAAAACTATGGTTTTTATTCGCCAAAGTTAGAAGCTATTACATTTGACATGGGAAGATATTCGGGAATGGATTTATTGTTAATGTTTCCAGAAACCATGAAGCATAAAGATTTAAATAAATCTGATTTTTGGGACAAAATAGATTATTTATTAAACAATAAGCTTAGAATCATAAATGAATAACAACTTTTAAAGTATTAATTTAACCGCCTTCTGGCGGTTTTTTTATGTCTGGAGAAAACAATGGCAGAAGCAATTACATCGCTTACGCTTGAAATCAATACTCAAAGTGTAGATGAAGCAAGTAAAAAATTGGATGCATTTAGTAAAAAAGCTGAGGAAGCGGCGGTTGCTACTGACGAATTAACAGCAGCAAAAAAACGCTCAAAAAAAATGACGGATGAGGAAATCCGAGACTTTGAACGTGTTTATCAGAACGTGATGAAAGCAGTAAAAGCCTCAGAACAGGAAGCCGAACAAGAGAGGAAGCTTGCAGCAGCTAGAAAAAAACTTGCTGAATCTGGTGATAGGCTTTATACCAGCTATAGAAATCAAATTGATGGGCTGAGAAATATTAATACTGCATCAAAAGAACTTGAAAAAATTACTGAGCAAGTTCGGGCCTCATATAGAGGTGGCACTCTTGATATTAACAACTATAGGCAATTGTTGGGAGATATTGCGATAAAACAAAAAGAGGTGACAGTTGCAGAAACGCTGGCAACTAAAGCCAAAGTTGATTTTATCAATAAACTAAAGGCGCAGGTGGCAAATCAAAATTTAACGAAACAACAACTATTGAGCTACCAAGCCGCCCAGCTTGGCGTTAGTTCTTCTGCTGATATTTATATTAAAAAAATTTCACAGGCAACAACAGCAACCAAAAATTACGAAACTGCGACGAGAACAGCAAAAAATCAAGCTGCTAAAATGCAAATGCAACTAATGCGAGGTAATTTTTCAGGAATAAATACGCTGGGCGTGTCAATGATCATGAAGAACGGTATTGGTAATACTGTTAGCACATTGCTAACCTCACTAAACCCTCTAAACATTGGTCTTGCTGCAATGGTTGGCTTGCTCGGCAGTATGATCCCCAAATTGTTTGAAACTGAGGACGCGACAGAAAAATTAGCTGCCGCACAGGAACGATTGAATAAAGTCATGTCTACTGACAAACAAAGTGGAGTGGCGTTTCTGTCTGACGACATGATGTCGTTATTGAGCAAAAATCAAGCTCTGGTTAGGGCAGCTCTTAAATCCAGTGAAAAAGATTTAAAAACCGTAATATCCAGCGCAAAACAAGATTTGCAGGATGGGTTAAAAGGCATTGAGCGCGGATGGACAGAGTGGTTAACAGGTTTTGGAACGAATAATCAATCAGGTTTGAATAATGTATTAGATCAAATTGCTCAAATTAAGTCACGCGGGCTAGATTTAAATTCAATGTTATCTTCTAGTGACCTAGCGATGTACAATTTTGTTAGTGGCATTAAGGGCAAAATAGAAAATTATGCTGACTATTTCAATATTACTCATGAACAGGCTCAAGCCATTCTGGAGCAGATGGCAGATATAAAATCTGAAACTGATTCGTTAAAAGCATCTGAAAAAATCAACAAACTAATTTCAGAAATCAGCACGTTATACACAACATCAAACAACGACTCAAAAAACTTAGAGCCACTTATTAATGCATTGGTAAAAATAGCAGAAAAATCGGAGGATGCAGCGCTTAAAGTTAAAATGTTTAGAGCGCAGCAAAAGAATTTAGAAAAAGCAATCGATCCTAAAAAAAGCCCGTTTTATAAATACTCTCAAATGGCAATGACCCCTCGACAAAGAGCTGACGCGGAAATTGCCGAGATGAAAGATGCAGCAATACAAAATAATAAAATGTTTGACGAGAATAGCCCGCATTATGCCTCAGAACAGAAAATTAAAGATGCCATAAAAGAAATCGAGGATCGTCATCTGAAAAAAGGTGGAAGCCGAGCATCAACAACAGACCTACTTCAATCATCAAGACAGCAAGAAATCAGCTTGATGAATCAGCTTAAAGCCTTACGCGAGGAAGCCTTAACCGTCAACACTATCACATCAGAACGTAAAAAATACTATGATTTGCAGGCTCAAATAGAGGTTTTGGAGAGCAAAACTGATAAAAGCAAGTTGACTGCACAAGAAAAATATATTTTAGGTCATAAGGAAGCGTTACTAGCTCAACAAGCGAAAAACGCTGCCATTAGTGAGGAAATTGCGCAATACGAAACGGCAACAAAGGCGCTTCGTAAAATGAAGGAATATTCAACTAACTTGGTTGCAAAATCTCATGCCGAACAAGCCACTTTCGGAATGACTTCTAAAAATGCTAACCGTTACAATGAGATGTCAGAATTGGACGCCCAGCGCGATATTGCATTGAAGGGGACAAGCAACCCGAATGAAATAGCGAAAGTTACCGAAGAATATAACAAGGCAAAAGAGGCACTACAACAAAGTTGGCAACAGGAAGACCAAAATCAAGGCGATTGGATTACTGGCATGAAAGTTGGGCTGTGTGAATTTGCAGAAGATGGACAAAATGTATTCAAAGGGTTTCGTGATGTTGCTGGCAACGCTATGAACTCTATCAGTCATTCATTAACTGAATTAGTAACAACGGGGAAAATGGATTTTAAATCATTAACCAAGTCAATTTTAACTAACATTATTGAAATTATTAATAAGTTGTTAGTTGCACAGGCTATTCAATCTGCAATGGGTTGGATGGGCATAGGTAGCTCAGGAGGCGGAGGTGCGGGAGCTGCCACGGGAGGATACCAGAAGCTTTATACTGGTGGGGTAATTCCGGGTTATGCTGTTGGTGGAGGTGTCGGTTATAACGATGAGCCGGGAGGATTTACGGGTACAGGCAACAAATACCAACCAGCGGGTATCGTGCATAAAGGCGAATTTGTGTTTACAAAAGAGGCAACTAAGCGGCTTGGTGTAGCAAATTTATACGCACTTATGAGAGAGGCACAGCATGGTTACGCCAATGGTGGAGGTGTCAAAATTAGCCCTGCTTCACCCGTAGCGTTTACTAGTAAGCCAAACAATTCAAGTGCTATTAATGTGACTACAAACGTTGCGATTAATATGCAGTCTAATAGCTCGTCACAAGCGCAGATTGGAAATATTGATAAACGGGCGCTTGAGGGGCAGATTAAACCTATCATTCAAAAAAATGTAAGTGAAGTGCTTCAAAAATCGACCTCACCAGGAGGTGAATTATATATTCTGTTAAATAGGTAAGCTATGGTAGATAAATTCAAATGGCGCACGATGGGTAACCCCAAATGTACAGACTCATCTAATATAAACGAGGCGCGTTTTGGTGATGGTTACACTCAATTATCCAGTAACGGAATTAACAATAACAGCGAAACATGGGATTTAACATATACAGGTGAAAAAGAGGAGATTGCAAAAGTGAGGGCCTTTTTAAACTCTCACGTTATTAATTCATTTAAATGGATTAACCCGTACGGTGAGGAAAAATTGTATCGAGTTGTCAATCAATCAATCGAATCTGAGTTTGTGGGTGGTAAGGTTGTTTCGTTAACATTTCAGTTTACACAATCATTTGCTCCATAATTTCTATATTAATCCCTACTAAGGCCCACAAATGTGGGCTTTTTTATTATCTGGAGAAAATAAATGTCTATAACTCAAGATTTGCAATTACTTGAGGGTAATCAATTAATACAACTTATTGAGATTGACGGAACTAAATTTGGGCTGAATGAAATTTTTAGATTTCATGCACATAACATATCGTCAGAAAATTGGACGTCTTTTGTTGCGGATGATTTACCCTCAATTTACTGGCAGGGCAACGAATATTTACCATTTCCCTATGAACTGAATGGCATTGAGTTCAGTAGTACAGGCTCTCAACCTATGCCAGAATTATCTGTCAGTAACATTGATGGCAAGGTGACTAAACTTTGTCTTGATTATGATGATTTGGTTCAAGCGAAAGTTAAGATTCATACTACAATGGCTAAATACCTTGATTCAACTAACTGGAAAACAGGTAATCCGCACGCCGACCCGCTCCAAGAACGAGTGCAGTTATTTTTTATTAATAAAAGGAAAGAGGAAACCAAAACAGCTATCAAATTCGAACTGTGCTCACCGTTTGATATTCAAAACCTACAACTACCTACCCGACAAATCACGACCGTTTGTACATGGTGTATGCGTGGTTGGTATCGAACTGGTACAGGTTGTGATTATGCAGGTAATAACTATTTCACTAAAGACGGGATACCAACTGACGACCCAGCAAAGGATGAATGCGGTGGTTTATTAAAGGATTGCAAAGCAAGGCATGGCAATAATCCTCTGCCATTTGGTGGTTTCCCTGCTGCTAACCTTCAGGGTAAGTGATATGCGACAAAAATTATTTGATTCGATTTTAAAACATGCAGAAAACGAGTATCCAAACGAGGCTTGCGGATTAATTGTTGACACTGGCAAAACACAAAAATTTATACCGTGCAAAAACATGTCAGATAATCCAAAAGAGCATTTTCTAATTTCACCCGATGAGCAATTAGAAGCCGAAAAGCGGGGTGAAATTATCATGATAATTCATTCTCACCCAGATTCACCAATGTTAGTACCGTCTGAATTTGACCGCATTCAATGCGATTATTCAGGCGTTGAGTGGGGCATTGTGTCCTATCCTGAAAGCGATTTTTGTACAATTTCACCACGAGTTAATCGAGATTATACGGGGCGTCAATGGCTGCTTGGTTATGCTGATTGTTGGGCCCTGATCATGGATTACTACCAGCGCGAGTTCAACATAACACTCAAAAATTATTCGGTTCCGCGAGAATGGTGGGAAGACGGAAAAGAAAACATTTATGACGAAAACTGGCAGGCTGAGGGATTTATTGAAGTTGAATTAACAGACATGAACGTTGGTGACATTATCATGATGAAACTTAATTCCAATGTTACAAATCATGCTGCCCTGTATGTCGGCGATAACCTCATACTCCATCACGGATATGGCCAACTATCGTCACGTACTCCATACGGTAAATATTTTCGAGATAGAACAGTTCGCATTGTACGACATAAGGAGTTATTCAATGTTAAGTAACGTAACGTTCAAAGGCGCAATGGCTAAACAATTTGGTAAAAATCATCAATACGATGTCCAAAATATTAGAGAGTTATTGAGGGCATTATGTGCAACAAAAAAAGGTTTCGAAAAATACATGTCAAACGCGCACTTAAAAGGCGTCAAGTTCGTTTTTTTTGTAGATGGTAAAAACATTGGTATAGATGAGTTTGATATCAATGCGACTGGTAAAAATTACATGATTATGCCCGTGTCTCAAGGCTCTAAGAGCGGTTTTATTAACGTGATCGTCGGTGCAGTTGCACTAGTTGCAGCATTTTTTACAGGTGGTACTGCATTAACACTGTTTGGTACGACAATAGAGGCTGCGTCTGTTCTGGCGGGTGTTGGGATTAGCATGGCTCTTGGTGGCATAGTTCAGTTGCTGACTCCGCAGCCTCCATTTAAAGCCGGCGTTTCATCTGATGCTGAAAATCAACCTAATTACGCATTTGGTTCTCCCGTGAACACTGATTCATTAGGGCATCCTATATCAATTTTATTGGGTGAGCGTGAGATCGGTGGTGCATTCATTAATGCAGGTATTTACACAGAAGATAAGGAATAGGTGGATTATGCAAATTATTGAAGGGTATAAGGGGGGCTCGAAAAAACAGCATAAACCCTACGAACAGCCCGACAATCTACGATCAACAGCTAAACTCAAAATGCTCATAGCATTAAGTGAAGGCGAGATTGAGGGCGGTTTAACTCCTCAAAATATATTTATTGATAAAACGCCATTGGCTAATCCTGACGGGACGTATAATTTTAATGGTGTCCGTTGGGAGTTTCGTAATGGTAGTCAAACTCAAGATTACATTCAAGGCATGCCAGAGGTTAGCAATGAATTAAAAGCAAATTTTATTGTTAAGACAGACAAACCGTGGGTAAGATCATTTTCTAATTTAGATTTAGATGCAGTTAGAATTAAACTCAGTTTACCAGCTCATATTGAATATCGAGACAACGGCGATATGGTTGGCACAGTTACAAATTATGCTATTGATTTATCTGTTGATGGCAGTGCATTTGAAACTGTTGTAAATGGCAAATTCGACGGTAAAACTACATCAGAATATCAACGTGACCACCGAATAAATCTGCCTAATGCAATTCAGGGATGGACCATTCGTGTTAGACGAATTACACCAGATTCAACATCAGGCAAATTGGTCAATAAATTTGGCGTTTTTTCTTATGCTGAAGTTATTGATAGTAAATTTCGTTATCCTAATACTGCATTACTATATGTAGAGTTAGACGCATCAGAATTTAACGGCTCAGTACCATTAGTTACATGTAGATTAAAGGGCAAGATTGTTCAAGTTCCTGATAATTATGACCCAGTATCGAGGACGCATTCAGGCGAATGGAATGGCACATTTAAAATGGCGTACACCAATAATCCAGCGTGGCTCACGCATTATTTAATGCGCGATGAAATAGCAGGAATGGGCGACAAAATTGAATCTGCCATGATAGATAAATGGGCTATTTATCAACTGGCGCAATATTGCGATCAAATGGTATCAGATGGTAGAGGGGGGAAAGAGCCTCGTTTCACATGTAATGAGTACATTCAGAGTCAACGAGACGCATATACCGTATTAAAAGATTTGGTAGCCTCATTTAGAGGTATAACATTTTGGGGTAACGACCAAATTTATTTAACGGCTGATATGCCACAAGATGAGCCTGATTTTATTTATCACCCGTCGAATGTTGTTGGTGATTTTGTTTATGCGGGTGGATCGTATAAAAATCGCTACACATCGTGCATGGTCGCATATTCAGATCCAGACAATCACTATTGTGATGATGTTGAAACGGTCTGGGATCATGATTTAATGCGTCGTTATGATGTAAATGTAATGAAATTAACTGCCATTGGCTGTACATCACAAAGCGAGGCTCAACGTCGCGGTCGCTGGGCATTGCTTTCTAACGTAAAAGATGGTGTTGTTACATTTACGGTTGGTCTTGATGGCTATATTCCACTACCAGCCCGTATTATCGGTATTGCCGACCCGTCACGTTCTGGTAAAGAAAATGGGGGGCGAATTCATGAGGTTAATGGTAGAAAAATCACATTAGATAGATCTGTTGATTATGAGGCAGGTGATCGACTGGTAATTAATTTACCTGACGGAACAGCACAGAGCCGAACCATAAAATCAATTAGTGATGACAAACGAACAATTACTGTAACAGCAAATTATAAAATTCCTCCTGTAGTTGGCGCTGTTTGGTGTATTGATAGTGATAACGTTGCTATTCAATATTATAGAGTTACGGGAATATCAGCCAGAGAAAATCAACAATTCACTATTACTGCGATTCAGCATGATCCTGACAAATTTAAATACATTGATGACGGCGTCAGGTTAGAGCCAAAGCCAATAACTGTGACGCCACCTAGTTCCATATCACCTCCTAAAAATATCATTATTTCTGAAAGTAGCTATGTTTCACAGGGTTTGTCAGTAGCCTCTTTAGAGGTGAGTTGGGATCAGGTTGAGGGAGCTACCAATTACGTTGCGCAATGGCGCAAAGATAATTGTAACTGGATTAATGTAGGGCAAACTAACGGAACAGGTTTTACTGTTAATGGCATTTATTCTGGCGTTTATGATGTTCGTGTTCGAGCAATTAATGCCATTGAGGTTTCGTCTCCGTGGGCATATTCAGCAGCAAAATCAATTAAAGGCAAAGTTGGAAAACCTGATAAACCTATTAATTTTACTGCATCAGATGATGTTGTATTCGGTATTAATTTAAACTGGTCATTTCCACAGGGAAGTAGCGACACCAGCCATACAGAAATCCAGTATTCAACTAATGAAAACGAGGATAACGCGCTATTGCTCAGCAATGTAACCTATCCAAGTTTCAGTTATTCCCAAACTGGGTTATCTATTGGACAGGTGTTTTTTTATCGAGCACGGTTAGTCGATAAAATCGGTAATACGAGTGATTGGACCGAATGGGTTAGAGGCATTTCCAGCACGAATGCCAACGATTTAACAGATCACATCCTAGATGAGATTACAGGCACTGACGCATGGAATTCTCTAATTGAATCTACTAGTAGCTCAGTTAATAGCGCTATAGAAAATGCAAAATCAATTATTGAAAATGCATTAGCTAATGACAGAGAGACTAAACGACGCAGAATAGAGAACGGAAAACTTTCTGCCGAAATTACAGAAACTAACGCTGTTTTATTAAATGAGAAAGAAGCCACTGCAATTGCACTAAAAGAGCTGAAGTCCAACTTTGGTGATGTGAGTAGTAATTTAAGCGAATTACGACAAACAACCGCAGAACAAAATTCAGCAACAAGCAAATCGATTGATTCATTAACGGCAAAAGTTGGTGCTGTTAGTAGTGATTTATCCCAATTTAAACAGGTTACCACAAATCAAAACTCAGCAACAGCACAGGCAATTCAATCTATCAACACAACAGTTGGTGACGTTTCCACATCTATATCTGATGTTAGTAAAACTGTAAATAATCTCGACGGGAAAATTTCAGCCTATCGAACAATGAAAATCGCAGTTGATAATAAAGGCCAGCAGTATGTTGCTGGTATGACGATGGGGGTTGAAAACACCGATCAGGGTATGCAGTCAAACGTTATATTTTTAGCTGATAAATTTATGGTAATGAATCAGGCTAATGGTATCCCGGTACCTGCATTTATTGTTAAAGACGGCAACGTCATAATGAATAGCGCTGTATTTGGTCATGCCTCTATCAATTTTGCTACGATTTCCGACACTATTCAATCTGAAAATTATGTACCAAATAAATCAGGTTGGAAATTATTTAAAAATGGTACGTTTGAAATCAATAGTACATTCATGGATGGCGGTAGAGTGATATTAAACAGTGATGGTTTAGCTGTTTATGATGAGATGGGCGTGTTGCGTGTATTACTCGGTAAATTATGGAGATAACATGTCAGGGTTTGGATTAAAAATATTTAATGAAAACACCCCAGATACTATGCTCAATTCATCCTGCACTATGTGTTGTATATTGGGCATATGCAATGTTGAAAAAACTCAGACGGGTATATATGTTCCCGATGGATATCAATATTACATCCATTTACTAGATGGCTCAGGATTTAATTTAGATTATGCAATTGATACAGATGGAACCAATCTCTGGGTATGTGGCGCATTCGACTCGCGCAGTTACCTAGATGGTGACCGTCAGGTTATTTTAAATAACGGCTCTCATGCATGGGGATATGGTGGCGGTATTGGTAGTGGATATCATCAATTATGCATAGTGATTGGTTATCCAATCAATACTGCTGTAAATGGGGTAGGTATCTCATTTGAGGGAGGGAATAACTATTTTTATATAAATGAATCGTCATTGTGCGCGCCAGTTATTTATCAGGGTGAAATCGAAATAAATAAAACAACAGGCTGGCAGCCATCCCATGTTAATCCGTTTCTAAATTTCGAAAATAGTATTGTTTTTGTCTATTCTGAAAATCCTAATATCTCAATCGGTGGTGGATTTAATCACGATACGTGGGAGCATATTTTACTGGCATATAATACGGAGGGTGAGCGATTAAATTATGATATAAAAATAAAAGTGGTGATTTTTGCAAAAACGAAAATCAGCAACACGAAATCTAACTACGGACTCAGGATTTTTAATAAATCTGGTGATGTTGTTTTTGATTCTGGCACTGGAGTTTTGATAAATCCACAATTACATTCGTTCGGCTCAGTTGGTCTGAGACAATTCGTTGATATACCAAACATTAGACGTCCGATGTTTATACCGACCTCAATAGGTGGTTATGTCGATTTTGATAATTATGATGGCATAAAAAAACAAATCGGGCTGGCGTCAACTGGATTTAGTCTGGCACCGTCGTATATAAATCATGAATATAACAGATGGACACGCGCGTACAAAGGTAAGTTCATTTCGGATTTTCCAATAATGGTAATTGATGCTGAAAATTATTTTAAATTTTAATCACGGGAGTAACAATGAAATATTTATTTTTCCTAATTATTTTTGCGTTTGATGTTTATGCTGATAATTTAAATTGTAATGCAATTTATCAGGAAAATTCACTTAGAGGATTGATAAAATCCCACCAAATTGTGGATATAAAAAAAATAAACGATAACCATTATGACCTAAATTTAAAATTATCTGGGTCGATACAGCAAAAATTAGATAATTTTCCTACTAACAGAACACATACATTAATTGATATTAAATGTGTTGATACAGAAAACGAGCAAAAAATAAAATCCATGCTCAAATTATAAATATCAAATCAATTATAGCCGCTTAAATGCGGTTTTTTTATACCCAAATATGAGAGACTCACATGTCATGGTATACAGATGGTTCTATAACCGTAGAGAAAAACAGTAAAAAAGTTTTTGGTGTTGGTACCAAATGGACCAACCCACTAATTGGCATTTGTTCTGGTCAAATGCTGATATTGAAAACCCAGAACACAATTGAAATATACGAAATTGCCTCATTACAATCTGATACAGAATTAACATTAGCCAACCCATATAATGGCGAGACGCAATCAGGTTTAAAATACGAAATACCAACTACCCCAAAATTATCAATTGAATCGCTAGCACTTCGTATATCTGAAATGCTGAATTACTATCAACAACAAATGGACGGCTGGCAGACATTATTAACAGGAGAGGGAGAGGTTACCCTAACCGCGCCTGATGGTCGGGTCATTAAATTGAAATCTCAGCATTCAATACAACAGGAATTATCGAATTTTATTCAAAAAAATGTCAATGAAAAGCAACGTATCAATGGACATCTAGATGTTGGTTTATTAACTGAAAATGGCAATCGCGTTTTTTCATTAAATAATTCAGATATCGTTGGTGCATTTCGATTAATGCCATTTCGCGCTAATGAGTTACCATTCGGGTGGTATGTTCGAAATGGTGATAACTATTTGCTGAATTCTCCTCAGGGGCAGGCGTTAAACAAATTATCGGATAATTATAAACATGATCATCAGATAACAATCAAAAATATTAATGGCCAACAATATATTAATACACCGACCGCGTTTACCTCTGACGGACTAGGTTTTTTTGAGCGTGCGGTAAATGGTGACATTCGTCAGGTTGGTAATATTGAGGGTGATGCTATTCGTAATCTATATGGTGATATGCAGCACATATTTCATTGGAGAGGCACTGTTCCACATGGTGTATTTAGAATATTTCAGAATAACGGGGGATCGGGGTTGAATAATAGGTATTACCCGCTGATTTGTTCCGAGCCAGAATCGGATTACCCAGAGCAAACAGTTGTTTTAGACACGTCGTTGTTTGTTCCAACCGCTAACGAAAACCGCCCAATCAATATGGGGCTAATACCAGTTATTTATCTCGGGGTTTAATGTGATTAATTATTATTTTGACAATACAAATGAACTAAATCCATATACATATCAGATGTATGCACACGATGGAACATTACCGCCAGATAATGCATTACGAATAGAGCCTGAATTTAGAGACGGCTTTCATCCGTGCGCAAAAAACGGCGAATGGATTTTAGTTGACGACCATCGAGGCACGACAGTTTACAACATCGAAACCAAAGAGGCGGTGAAAATTAATGAACTGGGAGCAATAAAGCCTGGTTTTACATTACTCAAACCATTCGATTTTTGTAAATGGAATGGCACGGAATGGATTTTAAATGTCGATGAGCAGAACGCATTTAAAATAAAACAGAATGAATCTCGTCGAGATTTTTTATTGAATGATACTAACACTGAAATAGATATTCTAAATCGGGCTGTTCGTCTAGGTCGAGCGACAGAGGCAAATAAAAAACGTTTAGAGTTATTGGAAAATTACTCAATTGATTTATATCAGCTAGATTTAAGCGACCCTGATGTCGTTATTCCTAAAAAACCCTAATAAATGTTAGGAAAACTAAACACAATCAATAACCGCCAAATAGGCGGTTTTTTTATGTCTAAAATTGGAGAATAAGCAATGGCAATTATTTCTGGAATTCTACAGGACGGGCTAGGAAATCCTATCAATGGATCACTCACTCTACGCGCGAGGCGCACCACCGCCAATGTGATAGAGGATACAGAGGTTAAATTTACTACCGAAAACGGGGAATATTTCCTAAATTTACTCCCATGTGAGTACGATGTATTTCTTGCAGCAGATGGATATAGCAAAAAACCACTAGGTATTATAACTGTATACCAAGATTCGCCAGACGGCACATTAAATGAATATGTTATCACTCCGTCAGGTAGTGAATTAACACCAGAAATTTTGAAACAGGTTTTGGAGGCGCGGGATGAGGCAAAAAAATCTGCGGAGGAGGCTCGCGAATCCTCGTCTGGTACATCTGTTTTAACTAAATTATCTAGCTCAGACGGTAGCGCTAGAATTGGTCATTACGGCAGTAATGTGCAAACAGTCATGGACAGTGACGGGAAGCTACACTATTTGATAGCTAAAATGGCCGCAGGTGAACAAGTTATCATAATTATTTATGGCGACTCAACCTCTGACGGTCAGGGAACTACACTGTGGACAAAAAATGTTGCAGGTACTGACCATAATCTAAATGCCCCTAATGCGTGGCCAGCACGAACACAGGCTATATTGAGGGCGATGTTTAATAATGACAAAATTTTTGTTCACAACGCTGGATTTGCTGGTAAACGCCTCGATAACGGCTGGGCGGTAGATAACTACAAAAAATGTGTTCTAGATAACAAATTCTACGGAGACGCGGACATTGTTATGATTGGGTTCGGTATTAATGACGCAGGACGTAGCACAGGGGATTTGTTGGGTGATACTCTACGTAATACAAATCTATTGCTGGATATGGTTGAAAAAAACGGCTCGTTGCCGATTTTACTGACTAGTACTGTGCATCGCGCAATTAGCTCTGACTCAGGCGTTAATAGACTGCAATTGTTGGAACAATTAAACGATCTCAAACGCCGAATTGCTCGGGCGCGTAATATTCCGTTGCTGGATTTAGATCTCGCGATTAAAAATTGGATGTCTACCAATATCGACGGATACAGATATCAGGATCTGCAGCCAGATTTTACCCACTGGGGCGATTTGGGCCATTCGTTTCAGGCGTGCTGGGTTGCCAGTATATTCTATAACCGGATATTGAAAATTGATAATACTAATAAATATATTAGTACCAATTTTTTAGATTCTCGTTCGAATTCAAACGTTGGACATAAAAACTCGTCCGCGAGTTCTAGTGCGAAATACGGCGTAACAGCATTTATTGCATCGCCCGCTAAATTCGATTATAAAAACAAATCATTGCTCGATATCTGGGTTTGGTGTGAGAATTTAGACGCCTCAATTGTTTATCGTCGAAATCTGCACGATGCAAATGATTCAACTATCACAGTCACTGATATGCTAACTGGCAGCAATTACTCCCAAATATCGGGGTTTAGTGGTCGAAAATTTGACAACTATAGTGGCGTTGACGTGCCGTTCTATGTTGGACAGTTAAAATACGGTTTAAATCGAATTCAATTAATTGGAGATAGCAATTCAGAATCTCTAGTATTTGGGCATTTTGATTTTGTAGCCAATTATCAGGGCAAACTGCAGTGTAAAAATTTGTTACAAAAAATGGGCACATTTAGAAACTACCAAAAGCTGAAATCTCCCGAGAAGAGCTCTACTAAAAAAATATCATTGTCATTTTCGCCTGACGTGTACGACGCGTACGGTGAGAATGTTGTGCAATTGTTCAACAGAGATAAAATAACAAATATTTGTTTGGAGGGTAAATTTGTTTCGAGAACTGGTATTTTTCTAGCCCAATCTAACGGGTGCAACAAGGACGAAATTGTGGGGCTGATGCTGTTCGGTTTTTCAGGAAAATTGTCAATCTACAGACTCCGATATAACACAGCAACAGGGGAGGTTAATTATGAGCAACAGGGAGAGGATGCAGAAGTTAAGGCTGATGACGACGGACTCCATAGGGTGACGCTCAAATCATATTTTAACAAAAAGGGGTCTCCAGTTATCGATATTTACCATGCTGGTAAATTGGCAAAATCAATCTCGTGGGACGGTGTAGATAATATCCCACCACTAGCGGGCGTGGTAGGCAATCAGTACCGATTCCAGCCAGCGAATAAATCTGCAGATATGCCAGTGGAAATCACTAAATTTGAGGTTTATTATACTGATTACTAAATATTAATTATGCTACCAATTCAATTACTAAATGATTGAATTGGTTTTTCTATAAAATTTTTAACATTGACTGAAAATTGATAGGATTATATTATAGATAGGCATTTAGTTCCTCATTTTTGATGGGGATAAACCGGTTGCTAATGATAATTATCTAATCGGGTAATAATGACGTTCCCCATTTTCATGGGGATTAAATATTTTGATTCAGGTGTGGTGCAATACCTAAATAACTTTATTCATGTTTAAATTGTATTTGCTGCCGTCAGGATAATTTATGAACATCTCGTCTGCTGGGGTGCTAAATCTATTTAAATCATTTCTAATTAATGTAACATCCCCGTATTGCTGATAATTAGCAATCAGCTCATTTATAACTGGTATGTCTGGTAGTGATTTTACGTAATCACGACCGTTTTTAGTTAATAGGAACCCGCCATTACACCAAACCGTATGCAAAAACTCGATTTCACGAGGATCGCCCTTCTCCCTGCCTAAATTTGGATAACGAACACGAATAGTATTATAGTAATATTCATCTAATTTTTTGTATGGTTGCGGCTTAAACACAGTTATAGTTATCGGTAATCTCTCGTTGTCGCCTAATTGTCCTATTGTTTTAGTTATTTGTTCAACATCGACAATTACATCATTTATCATATCGTTATACAT